GTTGACTATGCAAGCTAGCTAGGACATAATCATGGCTCGGGACACTTACATCAAGGAGGCGAGACCATGAGAGCGACAATCAAAGGCGTCAAGCAGGTGTACGACATTGCCATTGCCAATGCAGAGGTAGCCGTTGACCAGTACGGAAGTGAGTGCGGGTTCGACAGCTACTACGAGAACACCATGGACACACTGTCCGAAGAAGGGCTGTTGACCGCTGATGCAGGCGACTACGCCCATAAAGTGTTCGCTCGCACACTGCAGAAGCTCGCGTCTGATGAGCAACTCGACCGTGAAGGCTGGGCGGCGGAGCCGCCCCAAGTGTGGTAGGAGGAGAACACAATAAGGAACCTGAACTCGAACACAGAAAGGCGCAACAACAATGACGACCGCCGAACAGATTGCCAGCATTACCGAGTTTATTGCCGACGCCACTGACGCCCTGACTGATCCGGCTATCACGGCCAATTCAATCCTCGCGGCTGAAACCCAGGACGCGATCAACGACGCGAAGCGCCAGATCACTGAGCTTGAACGCGCCGACTATCTCCAGGCCACGGAACACTTCGACCACATCGGCTAACGACGCGAGAACCGACACACACTCGAACTCGAACAGGAGACAGACATGACACACGCATATAGTGACCCGACACGCGCAACTGAAACCTACGCACTACCAGACGTGGAGATCTTCTACCGCACATACGACGAATGGCTGTTGGATGGCTGGAACCACGACGATGAACACTCGTACACAGACGGCTGGTACTGGTGGGCTTGTTTCCCTGGATGCTTGCCTGACACGGACCCGATTGGTCCGTTCGAGACAGAATCGGCCGCACTGGTAGACGCGCAGGACATCGACCCATAGCAGGCGTCACAGGCAGGCTCATAAACCGACACACACACTCGCACACACCAAGGAGGCACACATGGACCGGATTACCAAACACGACCTGGAACGACGCGTCCGGCTGCTGAACCGCTATCTTGACGATGACGCCTATGACCTGTCCTGGGCCAACGGGGGCGTGCGGATCTACGAAGCTGACGAGGGCGAGGACGTGGGGCGTCGTGGGACCAAGCGCGAGATTTACGACGTGCTGGGGGGCATGTGCCACGTCGCGGCCCTGACAGCCAGATCAAGACACAGCAATGGCTGCTAATGCTGCAGCAATTGCCGTTTTGGGCGTGGGCTCTCCGGCTGCGTCATGGGGGGCGTGGGTCTCGTGCGGGGACGACCCGTTGGCCGGTCGGTCATCTCGCGGAACGTCGGCTGCGGAAACCCCCGCTCCGTGGTCGTGCAGACCTGACACTGGGGGTCCGCACACCGTTGTGCCGCACAACAGGCCATGCGACAGCGTAGCATGACCACTGCCCGAGGAGGGGACATGACGAAATCGAGCCAGACACCACGTGACCGGGATGACGGACTGCTCGCGTGCCAGCGGTGCGAGACCGGGGTCTGCGAGCCCTGCCCCCCATCGACGCTGCTGATTTGCGCCACCTGTGGCGCGACCCATGACGCGGCGACAGGGGCATGGACGCCGAGCGATCAGCGTGAGGAGTCGCAGTGATGGCCTTGCTGGGGATGTTTGTGATCGGGTGTGTCGCTGGCTATCTGTATGCGAATCGGACAGACCCTGATGTCATTCCGCGGTTTCAGCATTACGACGAGCAGGCGCACGAGCGGTTTCAGGCCTACTGCCAGATAGCGGGCGAGTGGCCCATCGTGCGGCCGCCCCGGACACCATGGAAAGTGGTCAAGAGAGATGATGAGTAACGACATTCTGCCTAACGACGACGGCTTCTGGCCGTCCATGGAGTGGTCCGAAGCCGCGTGGCATGGCTTCTTGACCCCGGAACTGGCGCAGCGTGTGCGCGGGTATGCCGAGAGCCAGGGGCTCCCGTTCCGCGAGGCCGTGATGGCTCTGCTGGAGGGCGGGCTGGACCTGCGCGCCCGACGCCAAGCGGGTGGCCGCAAACGCTGGGCCGGGGTCACCCCCAGTGCCAGACGTGCCCATGCGCGACGTGCGGCCCAGGCCCGGTGGGGTGCGCGGCCGGACCCCCCAGCGGACGCGTCATGACGGGCCGGCGACAAGAGTGGCGACAAGCGGCGACACGGGGGGGTCTTGTCGCCGCCGCGGACGATTAGGTCAATGTTTATAGGGGTATGACCGTGGCGACAAGGTACGGCGACAATCTGTCGCCGTCGCGTTTTGGCTGCTCCACTCGTCGTCGTAACCCCTGCCTGTATAGGGAGTTACAGCCGGCGACAAGACTGGCGACAATTGGCGACAAGACCCCCCCTCTCTCTATGAGAGGGGCTCGTTGACAGAAAGCGCAGTGTGATGACGATGCCATGGCACCCACTCGACGACGACGACAACAATCCCGAGCCGGACTGGGGCCAGCGACACGAGGGTCCACGTCCTACCCCGGACACCGTCATTACGATGCGCGTGGCCCAGCCCCAACCAGCTGAGCCCGAGCCTGAGCCTCACCCTGAGCCTGAGCCTGACCCCGCTGGCCCGGACCTGGATGCGCTGTATGCGGTCTGGGCCGCGCACTACCCGTTCCGGGACGAGCGAGACCCCGACGCCCCGTGGGATACGCTGGTGCCCTCCGAGTCCAGGCGTGCCACGATGCGCCGTGCGCCTCCCCGGCGACGTGCGCGGCCCACGCCCGATGATGACCTGATCGACCCGGTCGTGGATACGCCCGGTGGGCTCATCCGCCGGTCGCGGTCGCCCATGGGCAATCACCGCGGGGACCTCGACCAGATTGAACTCATGGCCTACTCACGAGAACCACGCTTCGTGCGGATGATGCGCCGACGCCACTTCGCCCACTGGAGAGCCTGATGCCGACAGACCCGACTGACACCGTCCCGCTCTTTGGCCGCGCTGTCCCCGCGCCGGCCTTCAAACTCCTGCTCCGGCTCGAAGACGAGGGCTACGAGATCCGGGTGGACCCCGAGACCCGCGAACTCTGTATCGCGCCTCGCGTCCCTGCCGAGCTGCGCCCAGCCATCACGCGTCACAAGCACGACCTGATCTTCCTGGTCGAGCAGGTGCTGCTGGCTGCACAGGATGATGCGTAGCCTACAAGACATACAAGGCATACAAGACATACAAGACATACAAGTCGTGACCGAGAGAGGCGCTGAGCGGGGCTGGGGTGGGCAAGAGGGGGGCTGGAATGGGGCGAATCATCGTCCATGACTTGATTGTTTCCGGCCCCCCGGCCCGGCTGGCCGAGTTAGGTCGGTTGACCTAAACCTGGATATCGTCAATCTATTGACGCTTTCTGGTCATATCGTCAATCTATTGACGCTTTCTGGTCATATCGTCAACCAATTGACGCTTTAAGTTAACATAACCGCCATTATTAGACCCACCAGCTCTCCAACCTGTTGATCCCGTGGGTGTTACAGCGTGGCAGGGGCAGCACCCGGCGACGGCGCAGGGGTATGGGCTGCCATGGAACTGGTCCTGTAAGTTGTTGACCTGAAAGGAGTTAGGTTGATTGACCTAATAGGGCGATTGACCTAAAAATGAGATTTTATTTCCACCAATATTATTTTGGATCGGAAAGCACTTTGGGTTTTGGATATAGCATTAGCACCCATGTGTCCCCAAGGCTACCCGTGCCACCCCCCGGTGTCTCGCCCCACCTGTACCGGGGACGCGCCAACCGACGAAAGAAACGAATTAAGTCCGTGAACGGACGATAACGCGGCAAGAACTGAGTTAATTCGTTTCTTTCGTCAGGTTCCCCTCCTATGCGACTGCACCCGTGCAACGCGCCATCGGGATGTTTCCCCCTGTCCTGAGTCCCGACAAGTCCCGATAGTCCAGACTTGCATGGCAGGTTGCACTGTAGGGGTGCAAAACGTGATACCGTCCCGTGCAATGGCACCGCTGCGTATTCCCCGGCCGCCGGTCCCGCCGCCGGCGTCGAGTGGCCATGGCGGGGTACGTACGGGCGCGGGGCGTCCACGGGGCACGACGGTGGCGAGTGGGGGGTCGCGGATGTACCGCCGGACGGCGGAGCGGGAGGAGCTGTTGAGTCTCTGGCGGGCGGAGGTGAGCCGGCAGTTTGAACCGCTGGTGCAGGCCCAGCTCGCGGCGGCACAGGGCGTGACCCATATGGTCGCCCGAGACGATGAGGGGCGGTGGATGACGGTCACGGACCCCGAGGTGATGCTCGAACGGCTGAATGCCGGCAAGGAGGCGTATCGGCTCTCGGCCATCGCGCCGAATGCCACGTTGATCGGGCAGATTATGGACCGGCTGTTTGGCCAGGCCCGACAGAGCATTGAGCTGGACGTGAGCGCGGAGCCCTCCCGACTCTCGGATATTGAATTGTCGGCCTCCCTGACGGGGCTCCTGGAGAAACTGTCCCCGCCCGCGCTGCCCCCAGTCGTCCCGCTCTCCGGGGGGGCACTGACTACTGGGACTACTGGGACTACTGGGACTACTGGGACTACTGGGACTACTGACGAGACGCGCACCGACACCGTCGAGATCAGCCCGGATTCGGACCCCCCGGAGCCGAATGGCTGACTTGACCCTGGACGAGCGGGTGCGGTTGGACGCCCTGCACGCCGAAGCGGAACGTCGCACCACGTCGCGCTTCTCGACGTTCTATCCAGACGGCGACGGTCCCCTGGCGCGGTCACGGTATCAGAAGCACCTCGACTTCTTCGCGGCGGGCGTCACGAAAGAGCGGCTCTTTATGGCCGCGAATCGGGTCGGCAAGTCTGAAGCCGGGGCCTACGAGATCACCTGTCACCTGACCGGGCTCTATCCGCACTGGTGGACCGGGCGACGCTTTGACGAGCCCGTGGAGTGCTGGGCGGTCGGGACCAACTCGCAGACGACGCGGGATATTGTCCAGGCCAAGCTGCTCGGGAGCGTGCAGGCGCCGGGAACCGGGATGGTGCCCGCCCACCTGATCGAGCAGACCATTTCGGCGCGAGGACTGGCGGGCGCGCTGGAAGGCGCCCAGGTCCGGCACG